GTGTCAGTTGAGTAAAAAGAAATTGTAAACGTCGTGGACATTATTGGCGTTGTAATGTCCTCGTTGTCTTCGCGCTCGTATTTGTGCGTCGCTGGTTGCTCGGTTGCTATTAATTCCGTGGAGGCGCCAACAAAACCGTCTTGGTAAATTTCGACTAGGTTTGCGTAGTTGTCGACGTCTTTAAATGGTATTGTATACTTTAGACCGTATGCCATTGTTTAGAATTTTCTTGCTCTTGTTTTATTTGCCCTGTTTAGCGTGCCAACTAAAGAGTCGCCGCTTATTGTAAAGGTAACATTTCCGCCCATCATGTTTTGCAATTTGTTTAAAGGTGCAATAACCTCGGGATTGTTTCTTGCCCCAGGATATTCGCCGACAAGCGCGGCGGTTGGACCGCTTACAATTCCGCCAGCTGCAAATGCAGTAAGTCCACCACCTTGACCTCCAGCTATTTTTGCACCACCTTTACCTCCGCCACCGCCGCCTCCTGAAGTCATGCCCGAAACTTTAGTGCTGATAAATTTACCAACTGCAATTAAAGCAATACCAGCAGCAATGGCAGTAAATGGATTTGTAAATGCTTTTTTAATTGCCTCCATAGTAAAACCAATACTTATTGCAGCTTTTCCTAGTTGCTGCATTATTGACCCAAGGTTTCCAAGTAATGCCGTTCCAAAATTAGCAAAAGCACCCTCTCCTCCCGCTAAAGATTCACCAATTGCCCCAGCAAAACCAGCGATTGAATCGACTGCCATTCCTTGAATAGCTGCATTTGCTTCTTGTTTCCACGATTCGGCCGCATTTTTAAATTTATTCTTTGATTCATTAAATGCCGCCGCTACTTTTTCAGCACTTGCCACAATTGCTTGGTCGGCAACGTCTAACTCGGCTGGATCAAAATCCAATTTCATTGGAATATCAATTCCAGTATCTGCAAACGGGTTATTTGCTTTTAAAAAATCGTAAATGTTTTCTGTATTTACAATTTTAGCGGTTAAACTTGCCTCAAATTCTTGTTTAATTTCAATTTGAGCAAACTCTTCTAGCCATTTATCATATTTTGCTTTTTTAATTGCCGCAATTTGTGCCTCTGTTAAATTATTTGTACTTGCCGTTACTTTGTCAATTTTATCAGCGGCTTTTTGTGCCGACTGACTAGTTTTTTCTAGGCTTTGCGATTGTGAATTTGTTGCGGTTTTATTTGCCTCTAAAGTTGCGTTTAATTTTTTTATACCCTCATCAACTAAAGAGCCCATATTTAAAAAATCGGCAAATGGTCTAATTGATTCTAGAATTTTTACTCCAAATTCAAGAAAAATAGTACCTAATTTTAAAACACTTAATTTAATTGTGTCCCAATTTGCAATAATTGCAACCGCTAAAGCGGCAACCGCGGCAATCGCAATTCCAACAGGCCCGCTAATCGCCATTAATGCAAATTTGACCGCTGCTAATCCAGCCGTAAGGGTTGGAATTATTGCGATAATTGAACCAATGCCAAGTAAAAGAGGACCAATAGAAGCCGCCAATGCGGCAACTACAATAACAACTTTTTGAGTTGTTGGACTAAGGTTTGAAAAATAGCCAATTACTTTTTCAATTACTGAATTAATTGCGCTTAATGCTGGCGCCAAAGTTGTTCCAATAGAAATTGCCAAGTTATTTGCGGCAACTTTTGTTCGTTCCATCTCTCGGCCAAATGATTTGTCGATTTCTGCGGCGGCTTGTGCAGCGGCTCCAGCCGCGTTTGCTTGCCTATCTAATTCTGCGCTAAACTTTGCGGCTCCAGTACCAGCCAAAACGTTTGCAGCTGCTACCGCTTCAGTTGATCCAAGCAAAGTTTGTAATTGTCCGTTACTTCCATTACTAGCGTTTTTTACTGCGGTTAAAGCAAAGCCAAGACCTTCACTTTCAATTGCAATTTGCGCGGTTTGAAAACCTAATTTTTGAAAAATTGCGTCTAGTTCTTCGGATGGTCTTTGCAAACCAGTTAAAGCCGCTCGAATTTGAGTCGTTGCAACTGCGGTTGGCGTACCTCCAGCAGTTAGCGCTGCAATTGCCGCGTTTACTTCTTGCATTGATACGCCAGCGGCTGCGGCGGCTGGGGCAATATTAAAGATTGAGGCCGATAATTCTGAAAATGTAGTTTTACCACCTTGCACCGCTGCAAACATTGAATCTGCAACCGATTCGGCGTCAGACATTTGCAAGCCAAAGGCGTTAATAATTGACGTTAAACCATCAACCGAGGTATTAAGGTCCGTTACGCCACCAATAGCAGCCTTTCCAGCTACTTTTATAAAGTCAAATATATTTTCCTTAGGAACGCCAGCAGAAATGGCGTTATACATTGCTGGCACAACATCACTTTGCAAAATTCCTAATTCTTTGGATGCCTCCTCGGCTACTTTTGTAAGCATTCCAAAGTTTTTTTCAGCCTCGGCGCCAGTCAAACCAAAAAGAGAATTTATTTCTCTTAATCCTTTTTCAACAGTTGCAAATTCATTTGTTGCAACTGCGCCAATTGCAACAAGCGGAGCGGTTACGGCAACCGATAAGGTACCGCCGACATTTTTTAACTTATCTCCAAGAGCGCCAAATTTGCTTTCGACATCTTTAAGGCTTGCAGATAGCTTGTCAATGCCAGCAATTATGTCAATTTTTAACTGTGATGCCATTAATTTATTGTTTTAGTAACCGAGTCAAAATAAACTTCATCCTCAAATTTAAGGTTTTGCCATTGTTTGCCAATTTCGTAAGCCTTTCTTATTTCTTCTTTCGTTGGAATATTGATTTCTTTTAAATCAACGAGAGGAATATACCAGTATTTTTCAGGGTTTTTAATTAGGTCAGATTTTTTCGAGGCATTAACGTTGTTTAATTGCACCCAAATTGATCTAAATAAATTCTCATGCTTTGCCTCCCTTACCTGGTAACCATAAGAAACCGATTGATATTCAGCAAAAGACATAAAATAAAAGGAGTTAGGCGACAAGCCTAACTCCCCAAGAGCATAATGGCAAATAGAATTAAAGGTTATTTTTTTTTTGAGCCTTCAAAGCTTTTAACGTTTGGAGTTTTTACCTCTGAAATTGCAGTAATTCCAGCCGCCATAACTTCGCTAATTTCTTGTAATTGGCCAATTGGCGAGGTGTCTAACCAGTCCAAAATATCCGATAAAGTTAAATCTAATTCAATTTCTTTATACAAAGAATCAACATAAAGCGCGGAATAAATAAATTTTCCAATTGCTTTCATTTGTTGAAATCCTCCAACTTGGAGTTGTTGCATTGTCTTTTCGACATCGCCACCAAAGGGCTCGCTAAAATGCATAAGAGCCCCCATGCCAAATTTGACAAGGTAGCTCTTACCATTTACCTCAATTGTTGTTCTTGATGCTTGTTTCATGCAAGCAAGTTAAGAAAAATTAAGTTGATGCTGGTACTACGGTAGCCTTAAGTAAAGGGCCTTTTCCTGTAAATTCTACAGAATAAGTTACTGCGGCTTCCATTTCAGCTGAAACGCTGATTGATGCAACAGACGCATTGCCATAAAATACAAGGTCGCCAGTTACGTTGGTAGTGAATTTTAAGGCAACAACAGTACGACCGCTTAATAGCGTATAAATGTCGCCAATGTTGTTTGTGTCGTCAAATGCTACCAATCCGTCAGTTGATACTGACCAATCACGCAATCCAGCGATATGGTCGGCCCAACCTCCATCGTCTTTGCAAGTTGCATCCGCAAGGTCAACGTTTACAGATAATTCAGATGAGGTGGCGCAGCCAATCATTACGTTTCCAAGGTAAACGTTTAGGAGCGTGCCGTTAAATTTTCCAAGTGTAGGCATATTTGTGTTAGGTTAAATTCTAATTTTTTTTTAAAAATAAAAGGACTTTGAATAATTGCAAAACAATAAATTTTAAGTGTAGACCAAAAAGTTGCCGTCTTGATCTATAATTATTTCTAATAATTCGTCGATAATAAAGCGCTCGGCTGGTAAAATCGTCGGATAAAGTCCGCCAACACCTTTAAAGCTTGCGGAAATTGTTGCAACGTTTTCCATAGGTGCCGACTGGCTCAAGGACTCAATCATTGCTAAGCCAATAAAGGTTAAATTGTCCTCTTGCCCAGCCGACAAATAAATTCGCTCACGATTAACGTAAGCGTTAAATAAATCGCCAAAAGAAAAGCCGTCTTGAATGTAAAGGGATTCGCTAGATAAGGACCAAGACGCAAGTCTTGAAATATGGTCCGCAAAAAATCCCGACTCGTTGCTTGTTTTATCCAGTTGTCCCATTTCAGCGGACAACTGATAGCTTGTTGACTTGGCAACCCTATTAAGTCCAACAGTTACAAATAAAGCGGAGCCGTTTACCTTAGCCATTTATCCAGTTTTCAATTGTCATTATTTCCCGATGCACAATGTTTGTGTTGGTAATACTTGAAAGGCTGCTTTGTTGCAAAAGTTTTGCCGTTACAATTTTACCAACTTGGAGCGCCAAATAATTCTCGGGATAAAGGCAAACGATTTGCAAAATAGAGTCAGCGATTAGATCAGCGTCGATGCGTCCGTATGGCGCAATCCCAGCCGTTACAACGTCCAAGGTTATTGTGGTAATGTAATTATATTCCTGGTTGTCTTTGTCGTCTTCTTGCGTTTGGTTTCCTATTAGAATATATGGAAAAACCGCCGTGTCAGGAGCAAAGGTATCGTAACAAGGGACCAGCGCACCTTTATTGGTAATTGTATTATTTAAAGCCGTCCAATAAGCCTTGCGAATAAATGGTTTTATATTTCTCATTGTTTTTTGCAAAAGATTTCAAGTGATTTGTCAATATTTTTTGGCAACTCATTACGTTGTTTAAAAACCTCAGGATAAAAAAACGGTCTTGCTGGCAAGTTTACATCTTTAATTCCTTTGCCTTTAAATTGCTTTGCAAATTGGGATAATTCCGACGGAACTTCGACCTCTGTCCCAGTTCCAAACTCAACATAAGGCGCGTATTCTGCGCCAACAAAAACGCCTCCTTCAACTTTTGTTTTGCTTTGTTTTATTGGCCTTGTTTGAATGCTATTTTTTAGCGCTCCAGTATCAACGGCAACTTTCTTTGTTGCCTCGCTTTCGATTTTTAACAAAGAGTCCTCAATTTCGCCTTTTACAATTGACAATATTTCCCCCTCTAATCCTTTAAGATATTTTAAAAATTCATTCCTACTTTTCCTGTTAAATTCAAAAGATAGCATTTTAATCTCTTTGGGTTACGATTAACTTAATCATTCTATCGTATTCGTTAACGTCAATTATTTCGCTAATTATAAGCGTTTTGCCAGCGTAATTAATGTGCATCGATTTGGTAATTGTAACCAATGGATTGTCGCGAATTATTACCTCCCATTGATTTTTAATAACCATTTGGTCCTCGCTATTTTGCCGCGATCCGCTGAGATTGGTAACCTTTGCCCAGCAAGTGTAGCTAAGTGTAGGTTGCGAATAAAAACCGCCGTAACCATCGCCAAAAAGGCTTGGATTATAAAACGAAATGCGTTCACGCAAATCGCCAGCTTTAAGCTCGTTGTTTGTCCTCACGCTCCAAACCAATTATAAGTCTTATAAGGCATCAACAAAGCTTTAACGCCTAATGGAAAAGTATCTACAATGCTGCCAACAATTATGTCCTCGCGGCGTTCGTAAAGCGTATTTACCAACATTTTAATGGCAAGCTTAATGTCCTCGGGAACGCTTGCAAATCCAGCCGTATAAATTAATTTAAATTTGTAATTCTGTGCGCCGCCAAGAATAGAAATTTTAGGATATAATCCAGCATTTACGCGGTATTGCAAAGGAGTTTCAACTCCGTTTTGATCTAGCGTTACGCATTTAGTTATATTTAATTCATTGGTCAGCGGTCCGTATGGCATTTGAAACTCATAAGGAAAAGTAAACGACGTAATTGTAACCGTCTTTAAAACAATGCATTTTCCAATAAAAGATTCGCAATGAGTTCGCGCCATTTTTATAAGGCTAGTAATTAGCGCGTCCTCGCTAAATCCGTCAATCCTGGCGTATTCTTTCGCCTCTGCCAACGTTACTGGCTCGGTAACGCCTCCAGTTGCTAATTCAACGGAATATCCAGTAAATGACCCGTTGCTAGGTGTATAAAGTAATTCACTCATTGTATTGTTTTTTTGCTTTGTCAACGATAAAAGTATAAAATCTTTCTAGTTCTTGGTCCTGGTATTTAAGTCGCTCCTCTGCAAGGTTGCGCATTATATTTTGGTGAAAGTCGTATAAAATTTCGTCGCTCATCAACTCTTCAATCTTTGCAGCCATTCCGTCTAAGTCGTCACGATCAAAGTAAAGACCAGCGGCGCCAAGACATTCCTTTAAACCATCAGTAGGCGTGCAAATAACTGGCAGACGATTAATGGCCGCCTCCAATCCAACGCGCCCGTAAGACTCGTAAAATGAGGGCACCAGCACAATGTTTGTTTTTCCGTAGATTAAATGCACGTCAGGCGTTTGCGCGACATACTTTAAATTTTTTAAAGTGTCATCAATGATTTGCTCGCCATAGCTTCCAAGCACGCCAAGAAATTTGCGCTTTGGTAATCGCTTGGCCAGTTCAATTAAAATTTGACCGCCTTTGTTTTCATTGCAATTAATCAAGGTAATGTATTGCCCATGCTTTCGGTTGTACTTTACATCATCGGGAAAAATTGGCGGCTTGCAAACAATCGACGCGTTTGGATAAGGACCGCCAGCAACATTATTTTCGTTTGCTTTGTTGTTGTAAACGACGTGAATATTTTGCGCTTTAAACCTTACATTTCTGTAATCGGAATCATTGTGGCTTAGGAAAATTAATTGCTTTTTAAAATGCCTTGCCCAATTAATTGCAACGCCTGTATTATCTAAATGGGTAAATATTACGCTTGCATTTTGTAAGGCTAAAAAAAAGTCGTTTGAATAATAGCCTGTAATAAACTTAATAAATGCAAACTTTTCGCCCTCGGGATAAATTTGGCCCTCGGGTAAAATCACTTCAATACTGCATCCTTTTTCGTGGAAATATTTTGCGTAATGTTGAACGGTCCACTCGGCGCCCGAGTTATGGGTGCCCGCCCAGGCGTGTACAAAAAAAACGATATTCATGCTTTTTTATTTTTGATTCTTTGAAAGGTATTGATTTTTAGATAAATAAAAAAAGGCCGCCAATATTTGGCGACCCTTTTATAAACAAACACCTATTTTACTTATGATGCTGAACCGTTAGCCAAAGCCGCTGCAAATGTTCCGTAAACAATTGATTGAGTTGTGTAAACTGCCAAAGCAATTCTCTCCTCAACTCGAACAGTCACAAAGTTCTTAGTTACGTTGTCTGCGTCTTGCTCGAAGAACTCAAGAGTTACGCCCTGACGAACAAACAACTGGGAACCAAGTGCAAAGTCTCCTACAAAGAAATCACCAGCAACAACGCCATTGATTGCGTAAACTGGAACGCCAAGGATAAACATTTGTCCGCCAGTCATTGTAACGTAAGAAGGCATAATATATGCGCCGCTTGTTTCCTTAACAGAAACCAAAAGCAAATAATCAGATGGGTTAATCATGATTGCATTTGGTGCGTATTCGTTCTTAGTTGTTTGAACCACCGCAGACGCCAAAACGTCAAATCTGTTAATAGCAGTTCCAAAACGTACGGTTGTCCAAGCGGAGCCGTCGGTTGCAAAACCGTTCAAGTTTTGACC